TCTTTAAGGAGGACTATACTATGGCAAACCAAGACGCACCTTTTGGGTTAAAACCAATCGGTAAAGTTGGTCAAAATAGAGACAATCAAGGTTTATCCGAGTATGATATAGCTGCTTCGGCAACTGCTATCTACTTCAATGACCCAGTTAAAATGAAAGCTGATGGAACAATTGAAGTTGCAGGTGCAGGTGGAGCAATACTAGGTTCCTTGGGAGGTATCTTTTTTACCGACGCAACAACTAGTAAGCCTACTTTTGCGAATCACTTAAACGCATCCAACACAGCGACAGATATCGTTGGGTTCGTTACTGATGATCCGTATCAGAGGTTTGAAATACAAACAAACAACACAGGCGCTTCTGCTAATACTGATATCTTTAATGTTGCAGATATCGAATACACAGCTGGAAGTTCGCCAGACTTCGTGTCCGCAGTTGAATTAAATGATTCAACTCTAGCAAACGGCTCATCTGCTACTTTGCAGATTCTAGGTTTATCTAGAGATCCATCTAACAGTGATGTTGGCTCTGCTAACGTCAACTGGATCGTTAGAATAAACGAGCACGAGTTAGACATGAATGTAAATGGAGTATAAGGAGGATAACTATGGCCATTTCTAGAGGACAACTAGTCAAAGAACTAGAGCCAGGTTTGAATGCCTTATTCGGCCTGGAATATAATCGTTATGAGAATCAGCATGCTGAGATCTATACTACTGAAAGTTCAGACAGAGCGTTTGAAGAGGAAGTAATGTTATCAGGATTTGCTCAAGCTCAAGTTAAACCAGAAGGTTCTGGTGTAGCTTTTGACAATGCTCAAGAGACTTACACTGCAAGATACCAACACGAAACTGTTGCTCTTGCCTTCGCGATAACTGAGGAAGCAATCGAAGATAACTTGTACGACCAACTTTCATCTAGATATACAAAAGCATTAGCTAGATCGATGGCGAATACAAAACAAGTAAAAGCTGTTAGCCCATTAATTAATGGTCTACCGGGAGTGACAACTGGTAAGTTTACATCTGGTGACGGAGCAAACTTATTTAGTACATCACACCCTACAATTGCTGGTAACATCAAGAACACGTTAACAACAGCAGCTGACTTGAACGAAACATCATTAGAGCAATCATTGATTGACATTGCTGCATTAACAGACGAAAGAGGTCTGAAAATTGCTGCAAGAGGAATGAAAATGATTATTCCTTCTGAGCTTCAGTTCACAGCTGAGAGATTAATGAAATCAGCAGGTAGAGTTGGAACAGCGGATAATGATGTTAATGCAATCGCGTCAATGGGAATGATTCCACAAGGTTATGTGGTTAACAATTTCTTAACTGACACAGATGCGTTCTACATTATCACAGATGTACCAAACGGTATGAAGTATTTCGAAAGATCTCCAATCAAAACAGCGATGGAAGGTGATTTCGATACTGGTAACGTAAGATACAAAGCTAGAGAAAGATATTCATTTGGAGTATCTGACTTCAGAGGTATCTTTGCATCACCAGGTGCTTAATACTTAATTTTAAGGGGCGGAACATATTTCCGCCCCTTTTTCTAAATAGAAAGAAAAAATGCGTCCCAAAAAATTCAGAGTACAGATAAATGCCTACCAATATCACGCAGATTTTGTTATAGAATCACTCGAATTACCATTAGATATCGAAAATGCCATAGTTGACAAACTAGGACAAAAAGATATAAAATGGGAGTATCTTGGAGAAATGATGGATCCAAGAGTACAAAGAATAACCTATGAGGAGGTTATCGATGGAGAACATGATGCAACATCTAAACGACCTTTACACGAAGAAAAGGGGTCTAGATCTCGAATGGGAGCAGGAGCATCTTAAAGAGGGTAGATATACTCTCAACATGGTTAAGATCGACAGAAAAGTCAGAGAAGTTCTTACCGACATAAGAGCAGCGGAAGCAGAAAAAGCTCATATGGAAAATAAGATTGAGGATGCAGCTCCACAAGTTTCAGTAGCTACTTAATAAAAAGCTACATCGTTGGAAAAACTAATCCACACTACAGGCTCTCTTGCACTCTATAAAAATCTAATATATAACTTAATCACTATACAATTAATTAGAACATAGACGCGTATAGTCGACGGCCTAGAGACTATGTTCGGTAAACTAGGAGGATATAATCATGGCAAAAACTACATTTCAAGGGCCAGTAAAGTCTATTAATGGTTTTCAAAGTGTTGGAACAGGAAACTCTGTTAGCATCGCAGCAGGTGCAACTTCACTAACTGTTGATACACATGCTGGTAGAATGTTGTACCACAACGTTGCGGGTGCAGCTACTTTGACTTTACCTGCGATTAACTCGTCATCTGATTCAGGTGTTTCGGGTCCAGGTAATGATCCAAACTCAGCAAACAATTTAGGTGCTTCTTTTGAGATCTATATTGGAACAACTAAAACAGCGAACTTTGTTTTACAAGTTGCTAACGCTAGTGATACGATGACTGGTAACGCATTAATTGTTGATACAGACACAAATGATAGCGGTGAAGGTTTTATGACTGCAGCAGCATCTGATACTATTACTTTAAACGGTAGTACAACAGGTGGATTAGCTGGAACAATCATAACTTGCAAAGCGATTGGTGAAAACAGATGGGGCGTTCAAGTTACATCTGGTGGAACTGGAGACTTAGCTACACCTTTTAGTGCAGCAGTAAGTTAATAATTAATTTAGTGTGGGGCCTCGGCCCCATGCTTAATTTAACGGAGTATAAAAAATGAAATCAGATGTAAAAGCAGTCAGAAAAAATTCGACAGGATCTGTATTTGCAGGTAGAACTAGATTAAGAGGAATTATTCTTGCATCAGACGGTGGTGGTGCAGGGCAAGTTACATTAAGAGATGGTAATTCAGTAGATCAATTTATCGCTGACGTGCCAAATGGAGATGTCTTTGCATATAATTTAGCTGAAGATGGAATTCTATTTGAAGGTGGGATGTCAGTTCAAGCAATTTCGAATGCAACTGTAACTGTTATAATAGATAAGTAGGAGGCTAGATGGCTAACACAACTTCTGGAACAACTACTTTTGATAAAAATTTTGCTATCGATGAAGTAATAGAAGAGGCCTATGAAAGAATTGGTCTACAAGGTGTTTCAGGTTATCAATTAAAAACAGCTAGAAGATCTTTAAATATATTATTTCAAGAGTGGGGAAACAGAGGACTTCACTATTGGCAAATAGCCAATAATGATATTACTTTAGTAGATGGTCAAGCAGTATATACAATGTTTAGATCAACAGGCGACGGCACATCGGACGCAACAGCAGTTTATGGTGTTGATGATGTATTAGAAGCTTCTTTTAGAAATTCAGATAATATAGATTTTCCTTTAACAAAAATTAACAGATCCAATTATCAAGCTCTTTCAAATAAATCTTCAAAAGGTGTGCCAACACAATATTATGTTCAAAGATTTATAGATAAGGTAACGATAACTTTATATCTAACACCTGGAAGTGATGAAGCAGGAAAAAAATTAAATTATTACTATGTTAAAAGAATTCAAGATGTAGGTGATTATACAAACGCATCAGACGTTCCTTACAGATTTGTACCATGCATGGTTTCTGGTTTAGCTTTTTATTTAGCACAAAAATATGCACCAGATAGAATACAGGCTATGAAATTATATTATGAAGACGAATTACAAAGAGCATTATCAGAGGATGGATCATCTTCTAGTTCTTTTATAACACCTAAAACTTATTACCCGAGTGTGTAATGGCAAAATTATCTAGTGGAAAATATGCAAAATTTATTTCAGATAGATCTGGTATGGAGTTTCCATATAAAGAGATGGTTAAAGAATGGAATGGATCAAGAGTTCACATATCAGAATTTGAACCTAAACAACCACAATTAGAACCAACTAGATACTCTGGAGATTCGCAAGCTTTGAAAGATGCAAGACCTGCAAGAACAGAACCTGCAACACAAAATTTATTACCACCAGACCCTTTTAGTTTAACATCTGGCTCTGCAAGTGTAACAGTCACAGAGCCTAATCATGGTAGATCTAATGGTGATACTGTTAGATTTAGAAATGTAAATGGCAGCCCTGGAGGTTTAGCTTTTACAGTGTTTGAAAATTCATCAGGATTTAGTATAAGTAGTGTAACAACTAATACTTATGTGTTTGATTGTGGATCAAACGCAACAGTAACAGAAACATCAGGAGGATTGACAGTAACTGCAGGCCCAGTTACACAATTAGCATAATGGCAGGATTAAGTGCATCAGGATTAAAAACACAAATTAAGAGTTATACTGAAACAGATTCTAACGTTTTAACAGATGCTGTTTTAGAAAATATTATATTAAACGCACAATATAGAATATTTAGAGATGTTCCTATCGATGCTGATAGAAAACAACAAATAGGTAATTTAGTTACAGGACAAGAAACAATTAATGCTCCTGCAGGTGCAGTTTTTATTAGAGGAATACAGGTTTATGATTCAACATCAGCCACTACAGGAGCTAATGTTTGGTTAGAAAAAAAAGATGTTACATATCTTCAAGAATATATTTCTTCAACCGAGTCTGCTAAAAGAGGTCAACCTAAATATTATGCAATGTTTGGTGGTGCTACAGGAGAGTCTGATACTACCTCTGGAAGAATGATGTTTGGACCAGTCCCTGACACAACCTATAAATTTAGAGTGCATTATAATGTTGCCCCTGCTTTATTAGAAAATAATGATACTAATTATATTAGTCTTAACTTTCCAAACGGCTTATTATATTGTTGTTTGGCTGAGACTTATAGTTTTTTAAAAGGCCCTGCAGATATGTTGACTTTGTATGAAAATAAGTATAAACAAGAGGTAGAGAAGTTTGCTAGTGAGCAAATTGGAAGACGAAGAAGAGATGATTATACTGATGGTACAATAAGAATACCTCTACCTTCTCGTAATCCATAACTAAGGAGAAAAATATGGCAATAACATCGGCAATTTGTAATAGTTTCAAACAAGAGATTTTACAAGGTATACACAATTTCACAGCATCGTCTGGTGATACTTTTAACTTAGCTTTATTCACAAGCAGCGCTACTTTAAATGCTAGTACAACAGCATTTGCTACAAACCCTGGAGGGGGTTCTAACACTGAAGTGTCAGGATCTGGATACACTACAAAAGGAAATGCTCTTACAAGTGTAACTCCAACTCTAGATTCATCAACAGCTGTTTGTGATTTTGCAGACACGAGTTTTACTTCTGCATCTTTCACAGCAAGAGGTTGTATGATTTTTAATGATTCAGCTTCGGGTGATCCAGCGGTTTGTGTAATTGATTTTGGATCAGATAAAACTGTAACAAGCGGAACTTTCACAATTCAATTTCCAACAGCAGACGCATCAAACGCTATTATCAGAATAGCATAAGGAGGAAATCCTTATGTCAACTACCTGGGGACAAAATTCTTGGGGCGATAACTCATGGCAATCTAATACTGTAACCATAACACCTACAGGATTTTCTAGTTCTTCTTCAGTTGGAAGTGGTACAAACATGGGTGTGCCTCAACAAGGTTGGGGTGGTAAGGCTTACGGTCAAAACGAGTGGAATGAATTATCAGATAATACTGTATCATTAACTGGTTTTGGATTAACAACTTCTTTAAACTCGGATGGATTATTATCATTTCAATCAAATGGTTGGGGTAGAAATGCTTGGAACGTTGGTCCTTTTGGAGAAAGTTTTAATCCTGTAGTAACTTTAACTGGATTTGGTTTAACTACATCTGTCGGTGATGGAACTAATATGGGTGTTCCTCAAACAGGATGGGGTGGAAGAACTTGGAGCACCGGTGAGTGGGGAGCTGTTAATGATAACAGTGTTGAAGTTACAGGTTTAGAATTATCTACAACTGTTGGTACAGTAGAAGCGTACAACGAAGTTGGTTGGGGCCGTGATGGTTGGGGTGAAGAATTTTGGGGTGAATCAAATGATGCTCATGCAACATTAACAGGTTTTGAATTACAATCGACTTTAGGTAATAGCACTTGGGGTGCTAAAGCTTGGAATAATAATGCTTTTGGTACATTTACTCTTGATGTAGATGATTTATCACTTGGTATTACATCTCCTGGTGCATTAACCTCATCTATTGGAACAGCGACTATGCGTGGTGATGTTCCTGATTTAGTTCCAACAGGTCAATCAGCAACTGCATCACAAGGGTCACTATCTCCTGCGGATGTGATGAGCCCAACAGGACAATCAGCAACAGCTTCTGTTGGAAATTTATCTCCTGCAGATGTAATGGGTGTATCTGGAGTTGGTGCAACAACAGCAATAGGTGATGTGGCTATCACCACAAATCCTATAATTATTCCTACAAGTTTATCTATGACTTCTGCACAAGGAGCACTATCTCCTGCGGATGTAATGGGAGTAACAGGACAATCAGCAACAACTTCTGTTGGCTCTCCATCACTTAAAATTGATGCTACATTTACGATAGGAGGATTGTCTACAACATCTTCTGTAGCTGCATTCGGAACTTCTACAGGCTTTGGAATTCAAGCATATCAAGCAGTTGACACAGGTTCAAATTCATCATATACAGATGTTGCAACTGGATCAAATACAAGTTATAGTAACGTTGCATAGGAGAAAAATATGGCATCAACATTTACACCTTTAGGAATAGAGCTTCAAGCAACTGGTGAAAACGCCGGTACATGGGGAACAAAAACAAACACTAATTTAAGCATTATTGAACAAATATCTGGCGGATTTACTCAACAATCAATAGCTGGAGGTGCACAGACTACAACATTATCAGTTTCTGATGGATCAACTGGTGCGGTTCTAGCACATAGAATGATAGAATTTACAGGCACAATTACAGGAAATCAAATTGTTACAATTCCTTTAGATGTACAAACTTTTTATATTTTAAGAAACTCAACTTCAGGATCACATACAGTTCAATTTAAATATGTTTCTGGATCAGGATCAACTGTAACTTTCTCAGCAACTGATAAGGGAGATAAAGTTGTTTTTGCTGCAGCTAATGATGGTACAAATCCAGATATTAAAGAGATTGCTTTAGGTTTAACAGAGATATCTGAGGACACATCACCTCAACTTGGTGGTAACTTAGATACAAATGATAATAACATAATTATAGATGACGCTCACGGTATTTTAGATGAAAATTCTAACGAACAAATTGTATTTCAAACAACATCGTCAGCTGTAAACCAATTCGATGTCACTAACGCTGCAACAGGTAATGCACCAAGCATTTCTGCTACAGGTGATGACACAAATATTAGTTTAAATTTAGTTGCAAAAGGAACTGGATCTGTTCAATCGAATGGATCAGCAGTTAAAGTTGCAGGCAAAGAAAGTATTTGGGTTCCTGCAGTGGCCATGTATCCTAACACTACAAATGGTGCTGGAGCTCTTACTCAAACAGAATTAGGAAATGGACCAGAACTTAAAGCGCTGCCTTTTGATAAAACTTCTGACGAGTTTGCACAATTTGCAATTGCTTTTCCTAAATCATGGAACGAGGGGACAGTAACCTTTCAAGCATTTTTCACAGCAGACTCAACAGATACTGGTACTGCAAAATTTACATTAGCTGGTGTAGCATTAGCAGACAACGATAGTCTTAATACTGCTTTTGGAACAGCAGTTGGACCATCTGCAAAAGCACACAGTGGAACAGCAAACGATTTAGACGTCACAGCAGAAAGTGGAGCAGTTACAATAGCTGGTTCACCTTCAGTAGATGAATATGTTTTCTTCGAAGTATCTAGAGACGTGTCAGAGGATGATCTAGATGCTGATGCAAAACTTCTTGGAATTAAATTATTCTTTACTACTGACGCTGCTAACGACGCGTAATAAAAGGAGTATAGAGTATGTCATCATTCGGATATAGAATCCTAGGTCTAGGAGGCGGAGCTGGAGGACCACCATATCAAATAGATCACCTTACAATAGGTGGCGGTGGAACTGGCGGAGGAGCCTTCGGTGGAGGCGGCGGCGGAGCTGGCGGCTTCAGATCTGGAAACTTTATAGCAAATTCAAACACAGTGCTTACAATCACAGTAGGCGGAGCTGGTGGAAGTAGTTCTATCGCAGGAACTGATGTGACTACAGTAACTAGTGATGGTGGTGGTTCTGGAGGTCCAGGAGGAAACTCAAGTCCTGAAGGTCGTCCAGGTGCCTCTGGTGGTGGTTCTGGAGATGCAGGATCAAACCAAAGAGCGGGAGGTGCTGGAATACCAGGTCAAGGAAATAATGGAGGAAGTGCTAACCCAGGAAACACTGGTGGCGGAGGCGGTGCTGGAGGCACTGGCGGAAACGCTCCAGGTGGAAACGGAGGAAGCGGTTCTGCAAGTTCTATAACAGGTTCATCTATCATATACGCAGGTGGCGGAGGTGGTGCTCCAGGTAAATCTGGAGGAAACGGCGGTGGAGGAAATGGTTTTTCTTCTGGTGACGGATCTACATCCCCAAGAGCTGGCACTGATGGTAAAGGTGGCGGCGGAGGCGGAGGAAAATTTCCCGCTTCTCCTTCAAGTGGTCAAGGTGGAGATGGTACAGTTGTTCTATCTGTTCCAACTGCTAACTTTACTGGAAACACTACGGGCTCACCTACAGTTTCTACATCTGGATCTAACACAATCATGGTATTTACTTCTACAGGGACGTATACAACGTAATGAAAAGATTTGCTAAATTAGATGAAAATAACGTCATGGTTGACTTAATTGTTGTTGGCGAAAGTGATGCTCCAACAGAGGAAGAGGGAGCTAAGTTTATAAATCATTGTCAAAAAACCTCCGGTGTAGTTTGGGTTGAAGCCACTAATGAAGTTACGCCTGGATCTACTTATGACTTTTCAACTAAAAAATTTACTCCTGTGCAACCCGCACCTAGCTGGACATATGTAGCGGGGTCTGGAATAATTGGTGAGTGGCAGCCACCTGTACCTTATCCAGATGATGGTGGTAGTTATCAATGGGATGAAAGCGTTTACCAAGCAGATAATACAGCTGGTTGGGTATCCTAAGATTTAAATAATTTTTTAAATAAATTTTTTACACGTCCTTTTAAAGACTTATTTTCAAAGTATTCTATACACTCTGCTATCGTTTGTTGACGTATATATTCTTCTCGTATCTCTTGTGATGAAGGCTTTTCATTATGCCAACGTTCTAAGGTATAATTACCCTCCCAAGCTTTTAACTCATACTCAGTGTTTCTAATTAAAGAGTCCATGACAGTGTTCACTCCCCATGAAAAACCATTTTCGTTTGTATATTTTTCAATAACTTGTTTTGTTGTATATTTTGATTGCATTATATTATCTCCAGTTCTGATATTTTTTTTCTATCTCCTAACACTCCTTTTACAAAAGAATTAAAAGCCAGACTAATTCTAAGATTATCTCCTTTTTTAACATCTACTTTATGAGTTAATTCTGAAGGAAATAATAAAAGATCTCCTGAAGTAACAGGATACCACCAACTTTCAGAGTTGTAGAGATTCCAATTTTTTGTTTCGGGTTTAATTCTTTTATAACAATTATTAAAAAATCTAATCATGTCGTTTTCAGGATTAGCGTTTACATAAAGCACACCAGATATCATACTATTAGGATGTTCATGTATGTGATGATACTCATCTGTTTTTGTAAAATTTAACCAAGACTGAGTTATGTATGGTTTTACATTTTTCCATTGTGTAATAACTTTGTTATACTCTAATAAGTGTGTAAATAACTCTTTTTTTAATTTTTTAAAAACAGGTTTTTCTAAAATATATGAATCATCTGAAATATAATTACTTTCATTTTTATGAATACTTTTATTTATCTTATCCATGGCTTTTATTTCTGTTTTACTGAATTCTCTACCTAGAGAGGCTATGTAAATAGGTGTTGGAAAAATGGCATCAATTTTGTATTTCATATTTCTAACATAAATATATACTTGAAAATAAATAAAAATCAAGTATATAGGATTTTATGAAAGATAAAATTAAATGATCAAAGTAGTAGATAATTTTCTATCAGATAACGAGTTTTTTAAAATACAAAATATTATCTGTGGTAATAGTTTTCCGTTTTATTATAATGACCAAATAACAGATGAAAATGACCCCATAGATTATTATTATTTCATACACTTATTTTTTATTAACAATTCACCAAATAGTAATTATTTTAATTTATGGGAGTCTTTTTTAGAAAAGATAGAGTGCAAAGCCCTAATTAGAATAAAAGGTAATATGTATACAGGTGGTAGAAAGAAAATAATACATAGACCACATAAAGATTATGATTATCCACACAAAGGTTGTTTGTTTTATATAAACGACAATAATGGGGCAACATATTTTAAGAATAAAAAAATATTGCCGAAAGCAAACAGAGCCGTGTTTTTTAACCCACATGAGCCACACTCTAGTTCTATTTGCACTGATCAAAAAAGAAGAATAACAATTAACTTTAATTATTTTTAATATGAAAAAAAAATTAGAAGATTATGTTTTAACAGCTCAATCCGCATTACCTATTAAATTATGTAAAGAGACAATAAAAGAAATAAATAAAAATAAAAAAAACTGGTCAATGCATAAATGGCATAACAGAAACAATGAGGAGGTTGCCTCTCTTAATGGTAATAAAGAATTAGATAATCTTTACATGAGATCAAATAACTCTCAAGAAATAATGAGACTTTTGTGGCACGTAATTCGTGGTTATGTAAAACATTTAGACTTTCCTTGGTTTCAAGAATGGACTGGGTACACCGAAGTTAGATTTAATATTTATAAAAAAAATAAACAAATGTCCGATCACTGTGATCACATCGCGTCCATATTTGATGGTCAAAGAAAAGGTGTTCCTATACTTAGTTGTGTTGGTGCATTAAATGATAATTTTGAAGGCGGAGAGTTTATAATGTTTGACGATATGACCTTTAAATTAAAACAAGGTGACGTGTTAGTTTTTCCATCTAATTTTTTATATCCTCATAGAGTAAACCCTGTAAAGAAAGGAGCTAGGTATTCTTTTATTTCATGGGTTTGGTAATTACAAAAATAAAAGAACACTCAAATATTAAACAAATGATCCTAGACGAAATACACAAAACAAAACAAAATAATTATAGAAATGTTACCTCCACTGATTGGCAAACTCCATCTAATATTGAAAGAACATATTTTACAAAATATATAAAAGAGATAATAAATAAATACTACACTAGGATAGCGGAACAACTTGGATTAAAAGATTTTAATCTTACAAAATTAATTACACATAACTGGTGGTTTCAGATTTATGATAAAGACTCTACGCATGATTGGCACACTCATGCTGGTTCACATTTTACAAACGTTTATTTTATAGAGTTACCAGACCCAACATGTGCCACAGAAATAAAAGGACACAATAATTTAAATATAGAAGAGGGAGATTTAATTACATTTCCTGCATACTGGCCCCACAGATCTCCTATTAATACAACAAACAAAAGAAAAACAATAATATCTTTTAATACATCCTATGAATATTGAGCATTTATTTCCAACAACAATAGGGTATGAATTTTGTCCTTTTCACACTGACATAGAGAAAAAGTTAGTTAATCACTGTAATTCTTTTTCTAATAAATATAATAATAAAGAATCGTTTTTAAATAATGGTCAGTTATTTACTACGTTTGAAAAACATAATTTACTTCAAGACAAACAGTTTGATAAACTTAATACGTGGGTTGTTGATAAAATTAAAGAGTACATGGAACAAACAACGATGTCGTATAACATGAAGTTTGAGGGCGAGGCATTTTTTAATATATACAATAAACATGATTATCAAGAGGCGCACAATCATTTTGGTTTTGTAATATCCTGTATTTATTTTTTAAAGGCTAATAATAAAGCTAGCAAAGTATTTTTTAGACCACATGTTTTTGATAATATTAAATATGACAATTTTACTTACTCACCTAGCACACCTGTTTTTTATGAAGCACAGCCAGGTAAGTTATTAATATTTAGAAGCTACATCGATCATTTTGTAGAACAACATTTAGATGAGGAACAAAGAATATCCTTGGCTTATAATTTTAGATAGGAGAAAAATATGGAAGAAACAAGAGCTGTACTACCTGTGTTTTCAAAGGTAATTTATATAAATAAAATAAAACTTAATCATAAAAAAATAAATACCTTAATAGGTAAAAAATTTGTAAAGGCAGGACATCGAATACCTGAAGACCCTAAAAATATATCTAGCTTTAGTGAGAGTAAAAACATTTTAAATTTACCTAAGTTTAAAGATTTAAAAAAACAAATCATGGATGAGTTATATTTTTATACAAAAAATGTTTTAAGATATAAACATAAATTCACCATGACAACATCTTGGTTTACTAAAACAGAAAAGAACGAAGAGTCTGGTTTTCATAACCATAGAAATGCATACATTAGTTGTATATTATATATAGACGTTGATGATAAAGCAGGAATGCTAAGTTTTATTGATTATAACGTTAATAAGATGTTTCAGCTAACTCCAATTGAGTATAATAATTTTAATTCTGAAACTATTAGAATAAAGCCAGAGAATAATATGATAATATTTTTTCCTAGTGAGATGTACCATAAGGTGTGTTTGCATGAGTCTAATGTTCCTAGAATATCTTTAGCCTGTAATTTTATACCAATAGGAGATATTTCTGATCCTAGTAGTGATAGTTTTGTTCATTTGACCATTAAATAATTCGTTTATTTTTAGAGCAGATTTGATATACAAGATATTATGCTACAAAAAATAGGTTTTCAGCCCGGTATAAACAAACAAATTACACCCACAGGAGCCGAAGGTCAGTGGATTGATTGCGATAATGTTAGATTTAGATACGGCATCCCTGAGAAAATAGGGGGTTGGAATCAACTAGGACAATTAAATTCAAATGAGTTAACTGGTGCAGGGAGAGGCTTACATCACTATGTAAATAGTGAGGGCAGAAGATATGCCATAGTTGGAACAAATAGAATATTATATGCGTTTTCTGGTAACGTATTTTATGACATACACCCTATAAAAACTACCACTACTTTAACAAGTGCTTTTAGCACAACCAATGGATCACCGACGGTAACCATAACTTTTCCCACGGCTCACAATATAAACCCTCAAGATATAATATTGTTAGATAATTTTTCTACCATTACAGGATCTAATTTTGCAGCTTCTGATTTTGATGATAAAAAATTTATGGTGACATCTGTTCCTAGTGGAACAACCCTAACAATAACCATGCCATCAAATGAATCTGGATCAGGTGCTACCACATCTGGAGGTATTAGAGTTCAACATTATTTTCCAGTTGGATCTGCTGTACAAGAAAAAGGTTTTGGTTGGGGTTTAGGAACGTATGGAGGTGTAGACACAGGAGCCGTAACCACTACTTTAAATGGGGCTATAAATTCGTCTACCACAACAATAGTTTTAACAGACGCATCTCAGTTTCCAAGCACAGGAACTAATTTTGTTTTAATAGGAACTGAAATGATTCAGTATACTGGTATTAACAGTAACACTTTAACCGGTGTAACAAGAGGCACCAGAGGCACAACAGCTGCATCTCACAGCGACGGTGTAACTGTTACAAGTGCTACGGGTTATGGTGCGTGGAACGAACAAACTCAAGAGGGTCTAGCTTTAGATCCCGGTATGTGGTCTATTGATAATTTTGGAGATAAAGCAATTTGTTTAATTCATGATGGTGAAGTTTTTGAATGGGATTCTAGTTTAGGAAATGCAACAGAAACAAGAGCCACAATTATAACTGGTGCACCAACTGCATCAAGACACATGGTTGTATCAACACCAGACAGGCACTTAGTTTTTTTTGGGACAGAAACAACTATTGGAGACAAAGCCACACAAGACGATATGTTTATAAGATTCTCGAATCAAGAGGATATAAATACTTATACACCAACAGCAACTAATAGTGCCGGTACGCAAAGACTAGCCGACGGATCACAAATCAGAGGAGCTATTAGAGGTAGAGATGCTCTTTATGTTTGGACAGATACTGCATTATTTACTCAAAGATTTGTTGGAGCTCCGTTTACGTTTGCGTTTGCACAAGCAGGTACTAACTGTGGACTCGTTGGACAAAACGCATGTGTTGAGGTTGATGGTGCTGCATATTGGATGTCAGAGAATGGTTTCTTTAGGTATGCAGGTAAGTTAGAATCACTACCTTGTTTAGTAGAAGACCATGTATATGATAATATTAATTTAGCTTCAGGTAATCAAATGGTTTCAGCAGGTTTAAATAATTTGTTTGGAGAAGTTATTTGGTTCTATCCGTCAGAAACATCTAATGTTATTGATAAACAAGTTACATATAATTTTTTTGATTCATCACCACAAAGACCTGTGTGGACAGTGGGGACATTAGCAAGAACTATGTGGAGAGATTCTGCGGTATTTGGTAAACCACACGCTTTAGAATACGATGCAGGAACTGACACATCTTTTGATGTTATAGGAAATACAGAGGGCAGAACTGCATACTATGAACATGAAACAGGAACAGATCAAAATAAAAACGGTACCATAACAGCTATCACTTCAAACATATTATCAGGAGATTTTGACATATCTCAAAGGGCAGGAGGTGTTGCAGATCTTAGAGGAGATGGTGAATTTTTAATGAAGATAAGAAGATTTATACCAGATTTTATATCTCAAACAGGAGACACTCAAATAACTTTAAATCTAAGAAATTTTTCTAACAACGCTGCAGCTAGCTCTACATTGGGCCCCTTTACAGTTACTTCATCTACTAGTAAAGTAGATACACGTGCAAGAGCGAGAGCGATTGCATTAAAGATAGCTAATACATCAACAAGTCAAAGTTGGAAATTAGGCACTTTTAAATTAGATATACAACCAGATGGTAGAAGATAATGGCGATAAATTTTAATAACTTAGATCAAGATAGAGCAGGCATTATAGGTTTAGATAATGTGGTTACTCAACCATCTAGTGCTCCATTACAAACTGCATTTCTTGGATTTGGAAAAAGTGATGAGGAAAAAGCATTAGAACAAATACAAGAATTAAGAGAAGATCAAATGAAAGGTATTCCCACTGTAAATGATCCTAAAGCACAAAAAGAAATAATTGATAATTTACAATATACTAATCCTGATAAATTAAAACAATATCAAGAAATAGAAAAACAAATAGAAGAATTAAAAAAACAATTTCCTAGCGACACAACTATTCAAGAGGCTTCACTGCCATCAAATAATTTAACAGCCATGAACATAAGTAATTTTGATGAATTGTTTGGCACTAAAACAATTACAGACGCTTTTGGTAATACACGAGTTGTATCAGGATCACAAAGACCAGATATATTTACAGGTAAAACAGATGTAGCAACTGGTTTACCTGTAGGACAAGTTCCCTTTGATAGAATTTTAGACAGTAGACTACCTGGATTTCAGTTTAGTCCAAAACCAACTTTTGGACAAAGATTATCAAGTGGTATTAATCAATTGAAAACTAATTTAGGAACTGGGTTTGGTAAAATAAAAAGTGATATAGGTAGTTTTATTGGTTCAGGAGGTCTTACAGGCATGGCGGGTAGAGCCCTTGGGGGTATACTTCAAGCTGTTCTTCCAAAAGAAAGTCCGATAGATAAATATAATAAACAATTTAGTGTTCAAAGTTTAGGAAGAGATCCCTATGGATACTATAGTAGTTTAAGGGCGGGTAATTTAACTGGTCAAGATCCTTTTGGAGTTAACACAGTTAGTGGATTTGGTAACTATCAAAAACATTATAGTGATTATTTAAATGCATTTAATAATCAAACTAAATTTAAAGGATTATATACACCTAAGAAAACTAGTAAGTTTGCTCAAGATAAAGCTGACTTTGCTAAAGAAGTTTTAGGATTAAAGAAAACATCATCAAACATAACCGGTACACCTTTAATAGTTAGTGGGTCTGTTTTTGAACAAGACAGTGGTAGAGATGATGGGCCAAAAGGTGGTTTTAGCACAGAGAGAAAAGGTAAAGAAGGGGCCTTTGGTACTTTTGGTGAGGGTAAAGGAAGAAAAGATTTCTAATGGCTAAGATAGTACAAGTATTAACTAGACCCTCATCTGAATATGATTTAGGAACAGCAGAGGCACAGGTTAGAGATCTTGATGGAATAGTAGAAAAACTAAACACTACTTTTCAAGAAGAATTAAAACAGGAAGTAGAGGCTCAAAACTTCTTTTTAAATTAATGGCGAATAGTTTTTTAAATAAAAAAGTAGATTTAACTACAACAGATCTTACAACTTTGTATACGGTGCCAGATGCGAATACCGCCATTGTAAAATCCATATTAGTATCAAATGATTCAGGATCTAGTTGTAATTTAGATGTTACACTTGTTGATGCATCATCTGCTATATTTAGTGTGTTTAAAACTAAAGCAGTGGATACTAATACAACAGTGGAGTTATTATCTCAACCCTTAGTCATAGAGGAAAAAGAGATATTAAAAGTGCAAGCTAGTGATGCAAATGAATTGCACGTAATAGCATCAATACTACAAATACAGCCAAGAGAGGTAGTCACATAATGAAAATAATTAAGCCTACAAAAATTATAGAAGAAATATCTAACCTTAAAACAGGAGAAAAGTACAAAAACGATGAGGAGTGGAAGTCTAAAGGCATACCAGAATCTGATATAAGAAGAGATGTTAAAGTGGTGTTGCCCTCTCTTGACTTATTTGGAGAAACCAAATAAAGTGTAATATTTCAGGACATTCGCGCCTGCCACAATCATCAAACTTGACGGAAGTATGGCAATAACAAGAGGACAAATGCAAAGACAATTAAGACAAAGTGGCGGTATCATGAATGCTGCGTCTGAAACTATTGGTGGTGGAGACTACGCAGGTATACCAATGGGTAGTAGAACTGGTTTTGGAATACTTAAAAAAATTAAAAAAAGAGTTAGAAAAATAATACCAAACGAAATAGCAAATGTTGCGGTTAAAGCTGCTCCTTTTGTTGCACCATTTAATCCTATAGTTGCAGGAGCCATGGCAGGTATAGGTAGTTTTGACCAAACAGGTAATGTTGCCGATGCGTTTAAAAGAGGTGCATTAACTTTTGGTGGTGGACAATTAGCAAGATTTATAGGTGGTGCAGGATTTCAAGATCCAAGTTTGAGTGCCTTTACGCCTTCAGGCTTTAGAGCAGGCTTTAGTTCTCCATTAGGAACTGAAACTGGTCTAGGTAAATTTTTAGATCAAAGAAACCAACAAGCAGCTGCAAGAGCTATTGCTGAACAAGGAAAAACCAATAAGGCTGCGTTTGATGCAGGCATATCAGAGGTTACTGGTGTGGGTGGAGAAAAATTCGCAACAGCAGATGCTGCTACAAATTTTGTAAGTAAAGTTAAAAATCCAGTAAAAGGAGACACTAATTTTATAGGAGAGTTATTTGGTAACATTAAAAATGAAGATTACGGAGCTGTTGGCGACCAACTTCTTGAGGGAACAAAATCAATTGGTAAAGCAATATTTTTTGATAAAGATGGAAACGTAGATAAATCAGCAGTTTTAGCAACAATATCTATGGCAACCAGTTATAAAGAAGCGAAAGAAATAGCAGATAGTGCAGGTGTTGATATAACTAAAGAAGAATACGATGAAGCTAAAAAAGATGAAAAGAAAGAAGAGTACGCAGGTTATCTACAAAACTTCTTTGGTGGTAAAAAAGACGGTGGAAGAATAGGCTTTGCACGTGGATCAGATGATGAACCTGATGAGATTGAAGAATTTAAAAAATTAGTAAGTGGTGAGATTATTGAAAACGAAGATCCAGACATTAAAGATATGGATGATCTAATGGCTGGTGGTGGTATTAGTTTTAGTTCTGCAGAAAAAACATTTTTATTTAGAAGACTAGCTGGAGCTGGTGGCAGTAGTAGATCTTATACAATGCCACAACTTTCTAGAATATTAAGTAACCCTAATAGCCCTAGTAACATAGGTGAAGCAACAATATTAAAACAGATAGCAGTTGTGGGTCTTGGTGGTAAAAAAGATGGTGGTAGAATTGAACTTGGCACTGGTAGCCGTCCATCTCAATTATTTAAATTATTAGAAGAGGCAGAAGCTGCGGGAGACATGGATAAAGTAAAAGAAATTAAATCTGATTTATTTAAAGAGTTTGGTTTAAAATTAGCAATGGGTGGTGAAGTACCAGTCAGGAAAAACAAAGCAGGGATCGAGGAACTAGATTACAGAGAGTCAGGTGGTTTTGTACCGGTAGGAGTTAAAGAAAGAGCTGATGATGTACCTGCGATGTTATCTAAAAATGAGTTTGTTATGACAGCAGATGCAGTAAGAGGCATCGGTGATGGCAGCGTTGAAAAGGGCGCACAAAAATTATATAACGTTATGAAACAAGCAGAAAAAGTAGGTAAGGCATAATGGTAACTGAAACAAGAACTAGACAATCACCAGAATTTGAGGCGGCTCAAGAACAATATATTGATCTGTTAACGAAACAGGTTGGTCGTGCTCCAGGCACGGGTGGTGTACCGACACTCGCGCAACTTGGACCTCAGGTTGCCGCCGTAGACCCGTTAACACAAGCAGCTCAACAACAGGCAGCGACTCAAGCAGGATTAGGTCAACTAACATTTGATCCAACAACAGGTGCAGTTACTGGTGTCGGCACGGGTACAGGTGTTGCAGGATTTCAACCATTTTTAGATCAAGCACAACAATTTCAAACCGCCGCTGCGGGATTGACAGGGCCAACCGCTTTTCAACAATTTTTATCCCCATACCAACAACAAGTTATTGATGCAACATTAAGAGACTTCGATAAACAAGCAGCAGTAGACAGAGCAAGAACTTTGCAACAAGCAGGAATGGGTACAGTGGGTAATTTAGATGCGGGTAGATTTGGTGTGCAACTTGCAGAACAAGGTGCACAATCTAATTTAGACAGAGCAGCATTACAAGCGAGATTATTACAGTCAGGATTTACACAAGCCTCTGATCTTGCTTCAAGAGCACAACAACAACAATTAGGTTTAGGTGAGTTCTCAAGAGGACTAGCATCACTACAGCCATCTTTAGCATCATCAACACAACAACAATTAGGTGGTGCAGGAACAGGGGCTCTAGCATTCCAACAAGCTTTATTAGATGCAGAACAACAAAGACAACAACTAGCATATCAAGAACCACTAAGTAGAATACAGGCTCTTGGATCAGGATTAGCTTCTCAGGTAGGTGGGGTACCTACTACAACTCAAACACTAGGAACACCTGCACCACAAGCAAGTCCATTGTCACAAGCACTACAAGTAGGTTTAACAGCGTACGGCCTTGGTAGTTTATTTGGGAGAGGATAATGAGATACATAAGACCTAGCTTTAAAATGGGTGGTACACCTAGTGGTATAGAAACTTTAATACCAAGAAAAAAATTTCAATTTGGTACACCTGGATTTAGTTATTTAGAACCTGGATTACAGAGAGAATTAAGAAGTTCTTATTTACTC